TTGAATGGGGTAAATTTTTTGGTAATTCAGAGCCACTGGCTCCAATGGATAAAGGAAAACCACATCAATATGAATATAATGTTGTAAGATCAAAATTAATCCATGATTTTGCAACAGATAAAGGAAAGATATTATTATCAGCTTATAATGCTAAACCAAAAGATTGGTCAATAGAAAAATGGTGGGGTCATGTAAAAGATGGTTTAATGCTAATAGATACAGAGAATACAAGAAATGTAGATGCTCAAATATTTAAAGGTATTGATCTATCTATGGCACAAGATATATCACAAAGAATACAATACCTTGATTATATCAAACAAGAGTGTTCGTTTGCAATGCAATATAATCCAAGTAGAATGGGACAGGTTTCACCTTATATGACTGCTACAAATAATCAACAGAATATAATGCAGTCATTATCTCAAACTGAAGATATATATTCAACCTATAATATTTTAAAAGAAAACTTTTTAACATATCTTATAAAACTTGCAAAAGTATCTTATATAAAAAATCCTAAAAATTTCTTATACATACTTGATGATTATTCAGTAGCAGATATTGAAATTGATCCTTCATCTCTAAGTACAGCTAAGTTTGGGGTTTATGTTACAAATAATTCAGAAGATATAGACAATCTTATACAGACAAAATATAACATGCAACCAATGTTGCAAGGTGGATTAATTAATTTCCCTGAATATATAAAATCTCAATGGGCCTCAACTGGTGCAGAGATTTTGAACATAGCTGAACAGGCAGAAGTAAGAAGACAACAAGAACAACAACAACAACAGCAAATGCAACAACAACAAATGCAAGCTGAGCAAGAAAAAGCAAAAATGGAACTTGAGCATCAGATGGTAATGTTTGAAAAAAATGCAGAATTGCAAATACAATTAAAAATGATTGATTCTCTTAAATATGCAAATCAATATGATATTGATAAAGATGGAATGAATGATAATATTGAACTTGAAGAAAAGAGAATTGAGCATGAAAAATCTGAGTCCGAAAAAGATAGAAAAGCTGATCTTTTAAAATTAAGAGAAGAATTAAAAACAAAACTTGAAATTGAAAATTTAAAACTAAAAAATAAAAGTAAATGAGTACAGAGCAAAATGATGGAAAATCTCCATTTGAGGTAATGGAGGATCCAATTGAAATGGAGTTTAATGACTTTGTTGATTATAATGAAGAAGAACAACAAGAAGAAATTGAAGATTCTAAAAATCTTCAGAATAATGAACAAGAAATTAATATACAACAAGAAGATGATCATGATAAGGAAGATGATTATGATGAAGAAGATGATTATAATGAAGAGGATAATTATGATGATGAAGATGAAGAAACAGGTGCTGCAATTCTTTTAAAAGAATATGTAAACAAAGGATTGGTTGATGCTGATGTAAAAAATGATTTATCAGGTGAAGAACTTATGGAGATTCTTGATAGAAATGCATATAATAAAGCATTAAGGGATCTTGAAACTCAGGGTTATAATGAAGATGTTAAGAAAGCAATTGAATTTTTAAGAAGTGGTGGAACACCAGAAGAACTTCAATCAATGTTTGAAGCAGCTTCATATTCTGAATTAGATATATCAGATGATTATAATTTGGATAACAGAGAAAAAGTTATAAAACAATATCACAGAGAAAAAGGAATACCTGAGAAAAAGATTGATCAATTGTATAGATTATCAGTTGAGAATGACGAAACATATGAAGATGCAGTAGAAGCTCAAGAATATTTTAGAGAGAAAGATAATGAAATGCTGCAAATTAAAATAAAGCAAAGAGAAGAACAAGAAAGAGCATGGGTGGAAGCACAAGAAGCTAATAGAAGATATGTTGATGAAGTTTTAGCAAAAGGAAATATAAATGGTGTTGTAATTTCAAAGTATGAAGCGGATAAGTTAAAAAAATTTATATATGATGAATCTGAACTTGTAAAAGTAAAAGAAGGTGGAAAAGAAAAAGTAGTTAAAACAACAGGATATAATTTAAAGTTAAGGGAATATGAAAACAATCCTGAATGGCAATTGATATTTAGCAAATTATTAATGAATAACTTTGACTTTAGTAAATTCTCAAAAGATATAAAGAAGCAAAGAGACAATGAAATACTAGATACATTCAATGCAAAGCTAAATAAAAAAGCCATAAAAAACCATCAAAATGTTTATAAGAATGGAACAAATTCTAATAAAACTCTTGTTACAGAGTTAAATATTTAATAAATGAGACCAATTGTGAGTAAATTTAAAGTCCATGAGGAATATGGACATAGTAAATTCTGGGCTAACGTAGCTTCAGAAAATGTATTGTTGGCAAATGTCCCAGGTCTAGATAGGAGAACTGATCTAACACCTAAAATTATGGAATTGATTTCTACATCATTGCCATCATTAACAGCTAAGCAAACACCATTGCAAAACTTTTTGAAAAGTTCAGGTAGAACAAGAACTATTCAAACAGATACAGTAACATGGAAATTAAGAACTGCTGGTAAAATTCTACCTATTGCCACAGAAAAATTAGAGAATTCTTTAGTACCTGGTTTGCAAAGATCTAAATTCCCCATTAAATTGAATACTGATCAGTATCTTGAGGGAGATATTTTAGCTCCTTTTATTGCAAAGGATCTGCAAGTCAGAGTAATGGAAGATGGCGTTACAGAAGGAAACTCTACAGTATATTATGTACAGTTTGTTAGTAGTAATGCTGATTCTTTCTTCCCTCCTGAATTCCTTGAACCTAATCTACAATGGTGCAAAATATCTTCTGCTTATGGGGAATCTTCCAGTGGATATGGTTCTTGGAGTTTTAATGGTACTGGATGGATTGAATTTGAGTCTGATTTATCAGATGTTGGTAAAAAAGCTAGGGTATCAAATAAAGCAAATGAGATGAATCTTATGTTGCGCTTTTCTCCTTATGATAAAAATAATGCTAAAGTAGACGATTACCCTGAAAAAATAATTTCTAAAATTGAAGCTGAGTTTATCAAAGATAATGCTTGGGAAAAAGAAATGACTCTATTATATGGTAGGTCAGCAGGTAAAGGTATAATTGATGGAACTTCAGGTGAATATGTAAGAAGAGGTGCTGGTATTGAAGAATTTATGGAAGATGGAAATATTTTTGGTTTCCCATTATTTGGTGGATCAATTGAAATGTTTGAAGATTATTTCCAGTCTCTTGACTTTGATACAACTCCTTATAATAAAAGGAATAGAGTTCTGTATACAGGACAAGGAGGTATGACAATGTGGAACAGATGGCTCTCTAAGAGATTTGCTGAAAGTTCAGTACCAAATAAATATGATGACCATGTATATTCTACATCAAGTATTGGTGATACAAAAGGACTTGGTTTGAATTCAACATTTTTTGTTGAAACTAAATTATTTCCATTTGGATCTTTAAGAGTTGAACACTGGCCTATTCTTGATAATAAAGAAATTAATGGTGGTATTCTTCATCCTGAAACAGGTTTACCAATGTCTTCTTATGAATTCTATTATATGGATTATGGAGGTACTGGAGAACAAGCAAATATTGAATTGCTTGAAAAACAAAATAGTACAGTATATACATATGTATGTGGTGTATGGTCTCCAGCTGGACCTATAAATTCAAAAGCTGCATCAGGAGCAGGATTTAAATCTTCACATCTTGGCAGGTATTATGATTTACTATATGCTGATACTTATGGTGTTGTAATTAAAGACATTACAAGAATGGCAAAATTTGTACCAGAATATTCAGTATATTAATTAATAAAAATTAAAGAGCATGAGTATAGTTTTAGTTAAACCAATTAAAAACAATAAAGCCCACTTTGTTGGAGCAAAACAAACAGTTGAAGAAATTGACCCTGTATCAGGTGTCAAAAGAGAACTTTTTAAACAAAAATTTGAGGAAAACAGATTCCCTGGAACATCATTTACTATTGGTGTTCCATGGGATTTGAATAAAGGAAGATTTAAGTTAACAGGAATGTCAAAAGATGAATTGAATTCTTATGTTAAAGATCTTAAATTTTCTTATGAGGATGGTCCAAGAAAAGGTACTCTTATAAAAGAAGCAGATATTTACGACCAATTAGACCCATTCTTTAATCACAGAAGATTAAAAATGAAATCAAATGGTGGAGTAATTGCTCTTGATAAAGAGAAACCACTGCATTATCTTTTATATAAATCCTGTTTGGAACATCCTGATTTTTGGGAAAAAGGTTCAGGTGCAATGCCTGGAAATGTCAAATTTGTAATAACTGATGCAGAAAAGGATACAGCCTTAGAAACTGAAGCAGTTGTAACAAGATTGGAAGCTCTTGCTAAAATAACCCAAATGACACATGCTAAAAAAGTCACAGTAGGTATAGCATTAGGTTTACCAATAAATGATAAGACTGATCCGGATACTGTTGTTAAGCTACTTGTGAATTTCATAGAAAATCCAAATAGACAACAAAATGGTAAATTTAATAAAGACATCTTTTTAGCAGCTGCAAATGAAAAGGCTGAAGATGTCGAATTAAAAGCACTTATTGAAAAAGCAAAAAAAGCTTCTGTAATAAGGGAACAAAAAAATAAAGGTTATTTATATAATGGGAATGTAATTGCAAAAAGCCAGGAAGAAATGGTTGAATTCCTAAAAAATCTAAATAACAAAGATGTATTTGATAGGATAGTAGAAGCAATAGAAGAGAAGAAATGATTCCAGCAACAGAACTTCATTGGGAAGTCAGGAGAAAATTAAACAGATTTAATTCTGATCACCAGAAAAAAATTACAGTACCAGCAATGGATTCAATTCTAAATGAAGCTTTAGAATTAGTATTACAAAATGCTGCTGTATTTTATGAAGTTAGGGAAGATATGATGCTTAACTTAGCACCACTAGAAAGAAGAGATGTAGAATTACAAGTAACTGAAAGTGATAAAAAAGTTAAAGCTAAACTTCCTGAAGATTGGTATAAGATTACAAGAGTTGTAGCAGTAGCTACAAATAAAAAATGTAATTCAACTGATAAACTAATTGTAAGGACATTCCAAACTCAAAAACTATCAGAAGGATTAATAAGTCCTTATTGGAAGCCTTCATTTGAATGGAGAGAAACAATAGGACTAAGAGATACTGAAGAATACTATGATGTATATCATAATGATGATTTTACAATAGATTCAGTATTAATAGATTATATTAAAAAACATCCGAGAATACAAGCACCATCTTTATCTGAAAAAGGTTTCTATATTGATGGATATGGTGAACTTGCTAAAGAAGATAAAGGTTTATTGCTTGATTCTCACTATCAAAAAAGACAAATATGTGATGTAGCTGCATTAATAGCTATGAGAGATTTGTCTGATATTCAGGATTTTCAAACTCAATTAAATAAAATAATATTTTCAAACACCCCAACTCAGGGGCAAAAAAATTAAAAGATGTCTAGAAAAATTAGAAAGAATATCCTTGTAGGATATGGTAATCAAGGTTTATAT